AGTTGAAACTGCTGAGAAAGAAGCTAAACAAGACGAAGTTAAAACAATAGTCGAAGTCGGAATGTCAGGAGCTCAACAGCTCATGAATGACGTTGAAAAACGTGTTTCAGAAAAACATGATGACCTAGAAGCAATTGTTAACGAACTTCAAACTGAACTAAAAGATAAAAAATCTGAGATCGAAGCAATTCGTGAATCAAAAAGAGTCTTTGGTGACAGACAGTCTGGCGACTGGAAAAAAGCATTCGAAGCAGATATTGATGACGCTTACGTAATGGGACTAGCCACAGGCAAAGGTTGGGACACTAAACTTGCACAGAATACAATGGAAAAAGTTAACGCACACTCAGGTGTGGGTGTTTCTTCTGCTGATTTTGAACAAACAGTTTCAACTAATATCGAAAGAGATATTCAACTAGAATTAGTACTAGCTCCGTTATTTAGAGAAATCCAAATGACTTCAGCTACTCAAATTATTCCAATTCTACCAGATGCTGGGTACGCTGAATTTACAGCTAACCAAACAGCTACCGGAACTACTCCGCATGGTAACTTGGAAGAAAGAGGCGATACTTATGACAGTACAATGTCAGGTATTGATCTAACTGAAAGAACTCTTTCAACCAAAAAACTCATCTCACAATCCTACTTAGGTAATGAGACAGAAGAAGATGCAATCTTGCCAATTCTACCATTGATTCGTGAATCAATCGTTAGAGCACATGCAAGAGGTATTGAAAACGCACTACTATTGGGTAACCATGCAGACGGCGTTTACGGTACAAGTGGAGCAGCATTTGAAGGACTAGTCACAATGGCTGGCGCTAACAAAATCCAATCCGCAACTGCATTTGCTTCAGAATCTTTGACAGCTCTTGATTTATTAAAAGCTAGAAAGAATATGGGTAAATATGGAATGAATCCAGCTGATGTAGTTTACATCATTAACACAACAGAATACTTCAACTTATTACAAGATGCAGAATTCCAAGATGTTAACCTAGTTGGTTCAGAAGCAGTTAAACTACGTGGCGAAATTGGTTCAGTCTATGGCTCTAAAGTCATCGTCTGTGACGAATTCAAAACACCAGCCGTATCTAAATTCTATGGTTGTGCAGTTTATGCAAAGAATTATTTAATGCCTAGATTAAGAGGTGTAACAATCGAATCTGACTACGAAGTAGCTAATCAGAGACGAGTACTTGTTGCTTCTCAAAGAATTGGATTCACCGACATGATCGATGCTTCTACTTCAACAATTAGTCTACAGTACAAAGGTAGTTAATACCTAACGCGAATATTTGGGGGGAGTTTATCTCCCTCCAATGTTTTTAAGAAAAAATTATGGCAGATTTAGTAACATTACAACAATACAAAGACTTCGCTGGATTACAGGGAGTTCAAAATGACGCAAGAATCAATCACATTATTGATCAAGTTAGTCAATTAGTAAAAAATTATTGTGCAAGTACTATTATAGATTTTGCCTCAACGAATAAAACTGAAGTATTCACAATTAAAGATGCTTTAGTAGATACGATTATTTTGGAAGAATCTCCAATTATAAGCGTAAGCTCAGTACAAGAACGAACCGGACAAGCAGATGCATATGTCACCCTAATCACAGAAGATTCTGATAATAGTGGTAAATATGAGTATGTAGTTAATATGGATTCAGACAGCATTAGTAGAACTAGTGCTTCAGGTACAAAACATTGGCCAAAGGGCCCTAAGAGTGTTAAGGTAGTATACCGAGCAGGTTATACTAGCACTCCAGAAGATTTAAAACTAGCAGTATTTGATTTGATTAAGTACTACTTAAAAGACGAAAGAAAAGAAAGAATGTCGATTGCAGGAGCAACAGTTGAAAACGCTGTATCTTCTAGTTTAGCAGGTAATATAGGTTTTCCAGATCATATCAAGCGAATACTCGATATGTATAAAATCTACAGCTAGTGGCAGATCTTAGTAAAGTTAAGTCTGTTGTTCAGTCCACTATTTTTGGTACAGGCGACAGATTGGAAGCCATGATGAAGAAACTAACAAATAGTTTCCAACAGAAAGGAGGACCTTTACGTACTGCTTTAAATGCAAAAACAAATGCTGTAGAAAACATAGATGAATTAATGGATACTTATAGTGATAGTGTTAGCGTAGTAAATAAAATAATTTGGGGTATATTAAAAGTAATAGGTAGAACAGACCAATGGAAAAAGATGAAGGGTCCAAGTTTTGCAAAGTTAAAAGAGAATGTAGAAAGTGTTTTCGGAAAAGATTCTTTAGTTGGAACAGCTTTTGACCATACAAAGTATCAACCAAGTTTAGTCAATATCGCAAGATTATATCAAAGTTTATCTGTATGGGTAAAGCTAGTAGAAGAAACAACTAATATGAAAAAAGAGCGACCACAGGGCACAGCGGTTCCAGGTCAAACAAAAGCAGTAACACATTTGTTTACTATAGATGGCGAGTCAATTGATTTGCAAGTCACACCTTTAATAAAAACTTTAAAACAATTAGTACAACTAAGAAAAGAAGTAGGAGCAACAATGTTAGCTCTTAAAGCAGTAAATAAATTACCTATTAAAGAACCACCTGCCGTAGGTGATCCTCTAAGAGGAGCCAGTTATAATAATGCATTAGAAGATTTAGCAGAAAATGTTAATAAATTAGCAGAGACATATACTGAAGTTGAACTACTAGCAGAAGCAGAAGTAATAACAGATGTTTTAAATACAGGATCAGAAGTAAAATTAAGAGTAGTAAGCGCAGACTTTAATAATTGGCTTGCAACTATAGAAAACAGATTGTCAGGAGTAGGCAGAAATGCTGCAGAAAAAGCAGGTTTAGCTACACCAGGTAGATCAGCCGCTTTAGGAAAAGCCGCACAGAAACATTTTTTAGATAAAATAGATTTCAGTAAAGTTAAATGGTCAAGAAGCCAAGAAGATGAAATAGTACATCAAATTTCTCAAATAGCAGTAGGAAAGAAATATAAAGCAGTTAAGAAAAAACCTAGAAAAAATACTAAATTAAAAACAGAGAATATAACAGGAAAAGTAAAGAGAAATAATGTAGCTCAAAAACTAAGAACAGCAAGATCAAAACAAGGTAATCTTCTGGCTACTCTAAATAAGCCATACTCAGTTAGAAAAGAAAAAAGAAAAGAGTCAGGCTCAACAGATATAGCAGCAATGACTAAGTTAGAGGCTTTGATTAATAAAAGACTTCCAGCAGAAGTCAGAAGAAACATGGGAAGACCAGCACTACGAAATCAGACTGGTAGATTCTCAAATAGCGTAGAATTACAAAATTTAAGACCAACTGCAAAAGGTTTAAGTGCAGATTATACTTATCAACTATCTCCTTATGAGACTTTTGAAAATACAGGTAGTAGAAGATGGCCTAGTGGCTATAATCCTAAACCTCTTATTGCAAAAAGTATTAGGAAACTAGCTTTTCAGTATACAGAGCAAAAACTTGTTAGTCTTAGGAGAAAATAATGGCATCACAATATAGAACAGCAAGAAAAAAAGTAGTAGATGCTTTGGTGGAACAAATTAAAGAAATTGACGGTAATCATCCCTTCAATTCAAATGTATTTAATAACGTTCATGGACACATGATATTTTTAGATCAAATTCAAGAGTACCCAAAAATTTGTGTAGTCGCAGGAGATGAAACTAGAGAGTATCAACCAAACGAATTTAAATGGAGATTTCTTAGTTTAGATGTAAGAGTTTATGTCGAGGACTACGAAGATCCGCAAGAGGTCTTAGCCCTTTTAATAGAAGATATTGAAAGAGTAATAGACGCAAACGATGTTTTGATTTACGATGATACCGTAAGTCCAAACTTAAAAACGACTTCCTTAACAATACAGTCGATGTCAACAGATGAAGGGGTTTTAAACCCTCTTGGAATTGGCGAAGTTTCAGTATTGTGCAGGTATTAATCGAAATTACAAACGCTGATAAAAATCTAGCGACGTACTTTCAAAGACGATAAAATAGGAGAAAGCAAATGGCTTTAAATCTATCAAGAAATACTAAAGTATTTGTAAGCTCAGTAAATGGAGTTGGTGCAACTGGCGGAGTGAAAACTTGCCATGTATCTACTGCAGGAACTGGATATGCTGTAGGCGACATCGTAACACTAGGAACAACTTCTAGTAGCGGTACTGGCTTTAAGTGTATAGTAAAAACAATCACTGGAGGCAGTTCAACTGGCCCAGTAGGTAGTGTTATGGTACCAAATAACTTTAGAGGCGCAGCATTCGCAGTTGATGAAACTGGAACAGAGACTGCTGTC